CAAAGAAATAGCATTTTGATATTTCGACCACTGATATAAACAACAACCTTTAAGGAGGAAAACAATATGGCAAATATAGATGCCCCTTTTGGTTTAAATCCTGTTGAGAAAATCGGTAGTGGTCCATCTGGAAAACTAAATGGCTATAGAATAGCAGCTTCTGAAGATCCAATCTTTCAAGGAGATGCTGTAATGCCAGATGCTGGTTTTATACAGCAAGCTGACGCAGGTAGTGATCTACTTGGAGTTTTCTGGGGATGTAAATTCGATGATCCAACAACGAATAAACCAACTTTTAAAAACCAATACGCGACAACAACAGCAGAAGCTGACGCGTTTGTTTATGACGATCCTTATCAAGTGTTCGAAATTCAAGGAACATCTGGTACTGCATCTCAACAAACAGACATTATGAAAGCTAATGATCTTGTTGTGGCTAATGGCTCAACATCAACTGGAGTAAGTGTTATGGAGTTGAAGATGTCTTCAATGCAAAACCCTGGCGCAGCTCAGCTCAATATTACAGGTTTCTCTGGCAACAGTGAAAGAAACCAAATTGACTCAGCTGGTCACGCGGTTTACAAAGTTCTCATCGCCGAACACGTATACTCTAACTTATAATAGCAGGAGGACATAAATTATGGCTATATCAAGACAACAACTAGCTAAAGAGCTAGAGCCAGGTCTAAATGCATTATTTGGACTTGAGTACAAAAACTACGAAAACCAACACGCTGAAATCTATGACACAGAAAACAGTGACAGAGCTTTTGAAGAAGAAGTAATGTTATCTGGCTTTGATAAAGCTTCTGTTAAGTCAGAAGGTGCTGCTGTGACTTATGATAACGCGCAAGAAACTTTCACTGCAAGATATCAACACGAGACAATTGCTCTCGCGTTCTCAATTACTGAAGAAGCGATTGAAGATAACTTGTATGACAAAATTTCTACTCGTTATACAAAAGCACTAGCAAGATCTATGGCTCAAACAAAGCAAGTTAAAGCTGTGAACATTCTAGACAACGCATTCACTGCAGGATCATTTGCAGGTGGAGATGGTGTTGCACTTTGTGCAAACAACCACCCAACAATTGCTGGAACTTTTTCAAATGTTTTAGCAACAGCTTCTGATCTTAGTGAAACTTCACTAGAACAAGCAGTCATAGACATCGCTAAGTTTACAGATGAGCGAGGCTTAAAAATTGCTGCAAGAGGGCAGAAACTTATTATTCACCCTGCGCAACAATTCATAGCTGAAAGAATCATGAAATCTGCAAACAGAGTTGGAACAGCTGATAATGATATTAATGCACTATCATCTATGGGAATGATACCACAAGGATACGTGGTAAATAACTTCCTAGCGGATGGTGAGTCATTCTTCATTAAGACTGATGTTCCTAACGGATTAAAGCATATGGTTCGTGCGCCAATCAAAACTGCCATGGAAGGCGATTTTGAAACTGGTAATGTTAGATATAAAGCTAGGGAAAGATACAGCTTCGGCTTCTCTGATCCTAGAGGTATCTTCGGAACACCAGGCGTATAATCGTAAGGTTATAAACCTATTAAGAGGGCGGCTTCGGCCGCCCTTTTTATTTGCAATCACCTAATTAAAAGCGTATATTCAAAGAAACACAGACTTGACCAGACGGACTCGCGACTGTGTTAAATTTATAGGAGGACACAAACATGGGTACAACTACTTTTTCGGGACCGATTAAAGCGGGAACGATCAAAAATACAACAGGCACAACACTTGGAACTGACGTTAAAAACGTTGGTCAAGTGGTAATGACTCAATCGTCAACTGTTGCTCTGACTCACGCAACTACTACTGCGACTGCTTTAGGAATTATTATTCCTGCAAACAGTCAAATTATGAACATAAACATAGTAGTAGAACAATTATTTGCGAACTCTTCAACAACTACAATTGCTATTGGTGATGGTTCAGGTGACGCAACTGATATTGCGGCAGCTCACAACGTTTCTGCTACAGCAGTAGGACCATTAAAAATGTTACAGGCTTCAGCAGGAGCTTGGGACAATGTTGGCACAACTGATATCGAACTTTATGGTATTACAACTGCTAACTCTGCAACTGCAGGTAAAGCAAGAATTGTTGTTGAATATGTACAAAACAATAATTTAACTGCGTTATAATAATTAATTAAAGCGGGGCTTCGGCCCCGCTAATTCAGGAGGACAATATTATGGCAGGTGGAGGATCATTCACATCGGACCAAAGAACAGCAACTAGATTGTTGTCGGATGGAGCTACTGTTCAATTAGTAAGTGGACCTTGCAGAGTTACATCTGTACAAGCTAAAGGTCATGCTAATGGATCAGTTACTTTTCACGATAATACTTCAGCAGCTGGAACATCACACGTTTTTGCGTTTGGTACGGAAGGACTACAGATTTATTTTCCAGGCAGTGGAATAAGATTTAAAACAGGAGTCTTTTTAACTATAGCAAACTCACCATCGGTTACTGTAACATTCAACTAGGAGGTTAGATGGCAACATCAGGAACAACTGCTGCTGAGAGCTTATTTCAAATTGATGATGTTGTTCAAGAAGCATACAATCGAGTAGGTTTAGATTCAGTTTCAGGATATCAACTTAAATCTGCTAGACGCTCTTTGGACATCATGTTTCAAGAATGGGCCAACAGAGGTTTACATTATTGGGAGATTGCAAAAACAAATCTAGACCTGGTTGAAGGACAATCAGAATATAAGTTTTTTAGAAGTTCTTCTGACGGTACAAGTGCAACCACCTCACCAACAAATGGTATTTATGGTGTTGATGATATATTGGAGGCTGCTTACAGAACCAATAAAGGAACAACAAATCAAAATGATTCTGCTCTTACAAAGATAAATAGGTCAACCTATTCTGGTTTATCTAATAAGTTATCAAAAGGACAACCTACACAGTATTACGTTCAAAGATTTATCGATCATGTTATGATTACTCTTTACCCTACACCAGACACTACGGCTGCAGGTAATGATGTTTCTTTGTATTATGTAAACAGAATTCAAGATGTGGGCGTGCCACAAAATGTGGCTGACGTGCCTTATCGTTTTGTTCCATGTATGGTTTCAGGACTAGCTTATTATTTAGCACAGAAAGTTAGACCAGAAATGGTGCAACAAATGAAGTTGTTATACGAAGACGAATTACAAAGAGCTTTAACAGAAGACGGATCTTCTTCTAGCACATTTATAACTCCACAGGCATATTATCCAAATGTCTAATTTTGCATCAGGAAATAAATCAAAAGCAATTTCAGATCGAAGCGGTATGGCTTATCCATATCGTGAAATGAGAAAAGAATGGAATGGTTCTTTTGTACATATTTCTGAATATGAAGCTAAGCATCCGCAGTTGGAACCAAAAACACAAAAAGGTGATGCACAAGGATTACAAAACGCTAGACCAGACAGAACTGAAAGTAATGTTTCAAACATGCTTACTCTTAACGCGTTTACCACTGCTACTTCAGGTTCAAGTGTTATTACTGTTAATGAACCGAGTCATGGTCGTTCTACTAGTGATGTGGTAAGATTTAGAAACGCAATCGGTTTTGATGGTATTACACCTACAAATATTAATAAAGCTGCTGGATATGCTATTACAAAAGTAGATAATGATAGTTATACATTTACAGTAGACACAGACACAGCTACAGTAGGTGGTCAAAAAGGAGGAGGCGGACTTGCTTCAGCAGGTCCTGTAACATTAGTAGCATGACAACATACGCAGAACTAGTAACACAAATTAGAGATTATACAGAAACCGATAATCAGGTTTTAACTGACACCATTATTAACGATTTTATAGAACATTCTGAAGATAGAATATTTAGAGATGTAGAACTTGATTGTTTTAAATCTTACGTAAATGGTAATACAGCAACTAATAACAGATTTGTAAGATTACCTGGTTTTAGCTCAACAGATCCTAGTGTTCCGGCTTTAACTGATATTACCACTATTAGATATATGGTGCTGTATCTGGACTCAGGCACAAAAGATAGACGAAAATTAACTCGTGTTGATGCAGACTACTTAAATGAATATTATTTAACACCAGAAACGGGCTCAACTGAGATACCAAAATACTATTCAACATGGGACATGGGAACAATAGCCATTGCACCTACGCCCAATCAGGTGTATAAGTTTGAGATAGGTATTACTAAAAAACCAACAGGCTTATCGAGTAGTAATACTGAAACATGGGTCAGCAAAAATGCTTCTCGTGTTTTACTATATGCCTGCTTATGTGAGGCTTTTAAGTTCTTGAAAGCTCCGCAAGACCAACAAGTATATGAGGCTTCTTATCAAGAAGCAATTCAACAACTTGCTCAAGAACAATTAGGTAAAAAACGAAGAGACGAGTATAGGGATGGAAGTTTACGAATACCTATACCTTCTCAAAACCCTTAATAGGAGAAAAGTATGGCAATATCACAAGCAGTTTGTAATGTATTCAAACAAGAGCTATTAAAAGGTAGTCACGATTTTGACGGTGGTGCAACTTACTACATTGCGTTATACACTTCTTCAGCAAACTTGGGAGCTACAACTACAGCTTATGCAACAGCAAACGAAGTAACAAATTCATCAGGAGCTGCTTATTCAGCAGGTGGTAAAGTATTATCAAATCCATCAGTAACTGGTGGATCAGGAACTGCTACTGCATTTGTTGATTTTGATGATGTTTCTTGGTCAAGCGCTTCATTTACTGCAAACGGTGCTTTGATTTATAGACAAGATGGTGGTGCCCCAACTAATGATGCTGTTGTTGTGTTGGCGTTTGGTGGTGACTTTACAGCTTCCAATGGTACATTTACAATTCAATTCCCTACAGCGGGTGGTGGATCAGAGATCATCAGATTAGGATAGGAGGATAAATGGCCTTCGTCGTAAATGATAGAGTCAAAGAGACGACCACAAGCACAGGCACGGGTACAATTAACCTTGCTGGAGCAGCAACAGGTTTTGAAACATTTGTATCTGGTATAGGTAATTCAAACACTACCTACTACTGTATTCAAGAACAAGGTGGTACTCACTTTGAGGTGGGTATTGGAACTGTTACTGATGCAACACCTGACACGCTTTCTCGTACAACAATTATTTCAAGTTCTAATAGTGATAGTGCTGTTGATTTTGGAGCAGGTACAAAAGATGTATTTTGTACATTACCTGCATCTAAAGCAGTTTTAGAAGACGAAAGTAATAATGTAGCTATTGGAAATAATATCACTCTTGGCGGCACAGTCGATGGAAGAGATTTACAAACAGACGGAACAAAACTTGATGGCATAGAAGCTTCAGCTGATGTAACAGACGCAGCCAATGTGGGAACATCTTTAACAGCTTTTCCAACAGGAACAGACGCAGCAGCCAATGATTTAGTGCCTTATTATGATGTGACTGCATCAGCATGGGAAAAATCAACAGTAACTAATTTAGCTTTACAAGGTCCTGCAGGACCTACCGGACCAACAGGACCAGGCGGACCAGACGGGCCAACCGGACCAGCTGGACCAACAGGACCAGCTGGACCAACGGGACCAGGCGGACCAACAGGACCTGCTGGAGCAGCGGCAGGTTTTGGAACTCCAACAGCAACAACAGGTTCACCTGTTGCTGTTACTGCTTCAGGACCAGACACAGCAAAAGTATTCGCCTTTACAATTCCAGCTGGAGCGACAGGACCAACAGGACCTACGGGACCAGCTGGGGGAACAGGACCAACCGGACCAGACGGACCAGCAGGACCAACCGGACCAGACGGACCAACAGGACCAGCCGGACCAACAGGACCTACGGGACCAGCCGGACCAACAGGACCTACGGGACCAGCAGGTGGTTTTACAACAAGTTCAAACGCACAGGTAAATAGTTTGGGTGTAAATACAGCAGCATCAGGAACCGCGGGAGAAATTAGAGCGACCAATAATATTACTGCTTATTATTCCGACTCACGTCTAAAAGATTTTGAAGGCCCGATTGACTCTGCTTTGGAAAAAGTAAAATCTTTAACAGGTTATTATTTTAAAGAAAATGAAAGAGCAAAAGGTTATGGATTTACTAATGATCGTCGACAAGTCGGTGTTAATGCACAAGAAGTAGAAAACGTACTTCCTGAAGTTGTAACCGAAGCTCCTTTTAATAAAGAATATAGAACAGTTTGGTATGAAAAACTTGTCCCTCTATTGATCGAAGCAATCAAGGAACTAGACGACAAGAAAAAGGATAAATAATGTTTTTCGGATCGGTTCCATTTAGTGCCGGGGCTTTTGCGGATTCGGGTCTTGAGTCAACTAACGTTACGGTTTCCGTAACAGGCCAAAGTCTTACTCTTACTTTAGATAATGATTACATTGTACAAAAAATACACCATGTAAATGGCAACAGTTTAACCTCAACTTTAAATTCTGTAATACCTAACCTTGCGCCAACAATTGCTGGGACCTCTTTAACATCAGCTACAAACACTCCAACTGTTAATGCTAATGCAAACGTAGTTGTTTCAGGCACAAGTTCAACAATTACACTAGGATCTGTTACAGGTGTTCTCATACCTCTTGTTACAGGTTTTACTTTAACAAGTGCAACATCGGGAGTGCAGTCAGCTTCAGGAACTGCTTTAGTAACACCAAGCACAACCTCTGCAACAATATCTCTTGGTTCTGTCGGTATTGGATATGCTCTTCAAGTAAGTGGTCAGTCACTAACATCAGCGGTAAATTCTGTACAACTTACAGTAAAACCTACAATAGCTAGCAATGCTTTATCATCTGCTGTTGGCTCCGCTACGGTAAACTTAAAGCCTACGATTGCCGGCAATTCATTAACATTAGCCGTAAACTCAGTATCTTTTGTTTTAAGTCCTACCGCTGTGGTATCCGGTAATTTGATTTCTTCTGCTGTTAGCACCCCTTCAGTGTTTACTTTTAGTGATACAAATGCTACAACTACAGCTACTATATCTGGAACAGACATAAGCACAGCAGGTGCTGGAACTGTTTCTAGTACTGATGTCAGCACGGCTGGCGCAGGTGAAATTACAGAACGAGAGGTAGCATAATGTCATCATACTCATCGAGATTAAAAATTGAATTAATAGGTACTGGAGAACAGTCAAACTCTTGGGGTACGACAACTAACAATACCTTTGAAAAGACTTTTGAAGACGCAATATCAGGTGTTTATTCAAAAAATTTAGGAGCAGCATCAAGTCCAGTTACATTAACATTTGTGGATGGGCCTGTAACTGCAGCTAATAATGAAGTCAGACAAGCAGCAATTAGATTTCACGGACACACAACTGCTTTTATTATTCAAACTCAAGCGGTAGAAAGAGTTCAATTAATTATAAATGATGGTACTGGAAACGGTACTATAACAATGCGTTTAGGGGGAGCAGGTAACACCTTTGTTATTGCTCCTGGAAGCAAAGTTCTTTTAGCAACAGATGGCACAAACTGGTATCCAATCACAGGTGGTTCATCTGGTTCAGCTTGGACAACAACAGCAATTACAGCTGCAACAGCAAACGCATTTGGTGGTCAAAGATTATTTATAGACACTACCAGTAATGCAATTACAGTAACATTACCATCAGCACCTAGTGTTGGTGATGAAATTTCTTTTTTAGATGTTGCAGATAATTTTGGTACACTTGCATTAACAATAAATCCAAATGGTAAAAAAGTATTTGGTGCAACTGCAAATGGAACAGTTTCAACAGATGGAGCTGCGTTTACAATTGTCTTTACGGGAAATACGCACGGTTGGAAATTAACGGAGAAGTAGTATGGCAACATATGAGTCAAGACGTTACAACACTCCGATTGCTGATGCTGCTAAGATAGCAGACGGAAGTGTTAGCAATACTGAGTTTCAACATCTAGACGGAGTTACCTCAGACATACAAACTCAACTAGATTCTAAATTAGCTTCGGCTGGAGCGTTTACAGTTCAAACAGGAATGATCTTACCTTTTTCTGCAGCTGCAGCGAGCATACCTACAGGGTATTTAAATTGCGATGGCGCAGCCGTTTCACGTTCAACATACAGTGCTTTGTTTTCACTTCTTTCAACTACATATGGCGCTGGAGATGGAGCAAGCACTTTTAATGTTCCAAACTTAGCAGGTCGTTTTGCGATTGGTAAATCAGGTTCATACGCACTTGGTTCTACAGGCGGTGCTACAACAGATACTTTTACTCCTGGAGGAACAATTGCTGGTGCTGCGAATAATCATTCATTAACAACATCAGAGATTCCAAGTCACTTTCACTATGCTGCAAATACTGATAATGGTTTTCCGAATACAATACAGTCGAATGTAAACTTTACAATAACTGCTAAATCCAATGGTGGTCTTGGAAACAATGACTATCATTTAATTGGAACAAATAATAATTCATCTAATTTAGCAGGTAAAACAAGCGCGACTGGTAGTGGTGCAGGACATAGTCATACTTTAAGCGCTACTTTTTCTGGTAATTCAGAAACAGTTGATATTTTAAACCCTTACATTTCTAT